AAATATTGACTTTGATATATTATTTAAATTCTTATTTTTATATTTTTTAAAAATTAAAAATTAATTTCTACCTTTTAAAAGTGCATGGATTAATTCTGCTTCTTTTTTACTTATATTTTTATCAAGTTTAATAAGCTTATCCACTGCTTTTTTATCATACTTATTTTTCATAATTTATACCTTAGCTAGTTGTTTTTTATTTCTATTGATAACCTTTAAAGCTTCAGCAGCTACACTTCCGCTCTCTTGCATACCATGAAGTAATAAACCGAATCCATTCTTACCTTTATCCAGGTAACAATGACTATCATCAGTATCTATAGATAAACCTAATCTTATTGCTTCAGCTTCACTAAAAACAACTTTAGAAAACCTTTTAAAATTATCTTTTATTAAATAATCATACTTACCGCCATAAGAACACGTTAAAAACATATTTTCAGGCAATATATTATTAAGAAATAATTTTAAAGATTTACTATAACAATAAAAGATTAAATCTTTATTCATTCTAGCTACATTCTTAAAAGCCTTTAGATATAAAGGATGATAAAAATCACCGCTCTCATGTATCCTGACTTTATTAATATTCTTCTTTTTAACTTGTATCGATTGATTTATTAATTCAGTTAATCCTTTTAAATCATTATTCAATACATAATAATTAATTAAATCAAAGTTATATTTTCTACTTTTATAAACATTAGGATAACGTAGCTCTTCACTAGCAGCAAAACAAGTAAAAATACAATCATTACCACGTTTTAATGTTCTTTTATTATCCTTATTAATTCCTACAAATGATTTGCATTTATCAGCACCTGGACAGGTACGCCCAGCGGGCAAAGATAATATCAAAGTATCTTTAGATAACTTTTTATTACCTTTAGACATTTTTAAGAGGTTCATTTTATATCACCTCTTTTAATTTTCTTTTTTAATTCATTGAATTTTTTACTTTCTTCAGGTGTTAAACCTGCAAAATAATTTAATAAGTTACCGTCATAAGCTTTAAAAAGCTTTTTAAGTCTTTTATTCATGATTAATTAATAAAATAAGGTACAATTAAGGAAACATTTAAATTAAAATAAATCAAATTCAATTGAACTTAATTTTTTATTTAAAGATTTATGAGCTTTTAATTGATTTTTATTAAATTTTTTATTATCAAATTTAATTAAATCAATATCTAATCTTAAATAATTTTGTATTAGATGATATTCTGATTTATCAATAAATAGTGGTAATTTCATTTTTAATTAATTTAAATAAGTTAAAGTTGAAAGTAATAAATACTTTCATTAAAAGGATTAAATTAATAATCCTTTTAAAGTAAGTATCAAATAAATGTTTTATACAAACTTATCTTTACTAACGTCTATTACTGCTATCTTAGTCAAGTTTTTATATCTAACATTCAAATTAGATACCTTAAACCTTTTAGCATCCTTTTTATTTACATAAGCGCCATTAACTAAAGGATTTAAATTTCTAAAGTCACCCTGAGAATTATAGTGATTTAAAATTTCACTCTTATTCTTAAAATCACCATAACTTTTACAAACTGTTAAAACATTCATAATTAACCTCTTATAATTTGTATGTGATCTTTAATAAATTTTATATCTTTTTTATTCTCACTTTTTAAGTTTTTATTATTGAAATTTAAACTTTCAATAATTATTTTTTTAGTTTTTGGATTCATAATTAATTAATAAAATAAAGTTTAATAAAGTAGTTCCCCGTATGAATTAATAACAATTCACTCTCAATTAGTCATCTTATGACTTAGGGAACTATTAAAACTATTTTTTATAAATAGTTTTATAAAGATATCTTTTTTAGATACCTTTATAAAATTATTCTTTTTCTATGTTTTTAAAAATATTTAATTGTTTATAATCTAATATTGAAACATAATATAATTTTTTTAATATTTCTTCTACTTTTTCTTTTTCTAAAATAGCTTTTATACTATCTTTTAAAACACTATAAACTAAACTATATTCTTCATAACTTAAATAATTTTTATCATTATCTTCTTTTTCTATTCCTTTTATTGTATTCTCTCTCTCTAAACTATTTATAATTAATTCTCTAATCATATGTGATCTATTAACCATGTTAAAACGTCTTTTACATAAATTTTCTAAGTGTTTTAATTGATCACTGGTTAAAGTTACTTTCACTTGTTCAGTGTGTGCAAGTGTAGACAGTATTTTCTTTTTCATAATTATATTATTTGTAATTTATTTTTGCTACTTCTTCAATATTATTTTTTTTATTTGTAAATTCTTTAGTCCTATTTAATAAATTTAATCTAGCTTTGTTAGCTTCATGAAAACTTATTCTTAACCCCCCGCTATCATGTAGAAGTTTATCTAAACACATATAAGCTTCATTAATAGTATTATATTTTTTTATTGTATATATTTGGTTTTTTTCTTTATTCTTATAGATACAAGTAGCTAATCTTAATTTATAGACTCTATTTTCTTCTTTGTTATCTTTAGTAAATATTTCACTTGTAATGAAATAAGTACCAATATCTGTCACTTTAACTTCTTTAGAAATTTTACTATTAAAAGCTTGCATAATTTCTTTTTTAAAAAATAATGGAAACTCTTTTTTAATTTTAGTAATACTTGTTAAATGATTTTTCATAATTAATTAATTTAATAGATTTATAAAAAAAAACTAACTCATTTAAGAGTTAGCTTTTTTTATTGCAATATCCCAAGCTTTTTTATCGCTTATAGGATGGTTTATTTCTTCAAGCTTTAATAAATCATTCTCTTGTATTGTAAATAATTTATCAAATGCTCTATCAATTGATTTTCTAAAAATTTCACTTCCGTATTTGTAGTCAATAGAATTAAATACAATCTTGGTTAAGTCGTTGTATTCTTTTGATGTTAAAAGTTTGCTCATGAGTAATTAATAAAATAAAAGTTTGTTTATGATATGTATTATATATCATTTATGTGAGTTTGAAAAGTCTCAACAGTTTCATTATTTTGTATTTGTCCGTTCTTTATTGGATGGTCATTGCCCCAAGATGAGAGCAAAAAACAAACTACAATAATAATAAATCCTAAGTAAAATTTCATGATGGTAATTAATAGAATGAATAATTTTTTTTAAATCAGTATTTTCTATTTTTTAAATAGTTACTGACTCTTTCATTAACCTCAGCAATAAAAATAATTACCGCAGTTATTAAAATAAAATTTACTAAAAACATGGTTTAATTAATAAATTTGTGTTGTTTAGCTAGATTGTCTCCTTGAACGACTGTAAAGAGAAATAGATAGTAAATAGTGTTAAAGATATTTACTACCTATTGCAGCAGCTTAGAAAGTACTCTGATTAGCTTTTAGGCTTAGCAATGAATAGAGCTAATTGCTCAGTACCTCGATAATCTTTTTCTTTGAAGCTGGCCAAAGAATAACCTTTAGGGATATTAGATATCCACGCTAATAGTTCAGGAGTCATAGTTCAATTAGTATGTAGTTTTCAAGTTAGAGAAAATAGTTGATATACTTTCTCCATAGTTCTAGTATATAAGATTATATGAATAATCTATCATTTACTTAACATAACTGTAATAATTATGTACATATGTTACATATGGGGGCAGTGTTGCAGATTATTTTTTATTTTTGCATGGCGTGGGCAACTTAAATATATTCTGATTAAATTTTTGGCTCTACTTTGATTGTTAGATCTGGAGCTTGAATGTTAACTGTTTCTACAGATTCACCTACAACTTTGCCAAGAGAGTCTAGTATTTGTGCTGCTGTTTGATACTGACCTTTAGATATGGCTTTATTAAATAAACGCATTCTCATGGCTTGAATACGAGGAATCATTTTTTCTCTTTCTTTAAGCCAATCCTGATCGTTCCATTCTTTAACTTTATTCCAATCTGTCCAACCTGTTGCTTCACAGATACCTTCTCTTTTGGAATGTTCTATTACTAATTGGCGAGTAGTTTTACCTTCTAGTTGTTTTGAGTAAAGACGTTGACAACGAGCTTCTATAACTGCCCTTGAATTTGTACCACCTGTATATTTCTGAACACGAGGTTTACGTTGTGGAGCAGGAAGGTCGTAATTTAAGTTGTTAATAAAAGATTCAGCCACGAACTTGTTTTATG